CTTGGCACTTGGTGTCGCGTGTGCACCGACCAAGACTGGAAAACGGTCTTGGCCCGGTTTGAACAGGAGGGTGATGAATTTTTAACCATCACCTTGCCTGACTTTGGAAAAGATCTCGAGAGAGCTCTTGACCTCGGTCGGGTCACTCCCGACCTCTTCATTGGTTACAAGAAGAGGCAGAAACTCCCACTTTTCATGGGCGGTTTCTTGGAGCTTCTGTTCGATCGAAGTACTGGTCTGTTGATCGATGACGGGAGGGGTGAAATCCCACTCCAGGCAATCGAGGCAATCTTCGCAGTACGTCAGCTAACCCTGATGTTCGGCAAGATGCTTCAACCTTGTACTCCTGAAAGGGAGCGCAAGGCGTTGTCAGCCTACATCGAAACAGAGGGAGAGCTGGAACATCTTTGGAGCTTGTATCCTCATCCCGGTAACTCTGTTACCGAGATTAAGGGCCAACGCTTGGCTAACGCCAGATCCGAGTTTACTCGAATCTCAAGGATGCTCTTCGGACATGTGCTCCGTCAAATGGATAGAGAAATCTTCTACGAGACAGAGCGCAACGAACCTGCCCACCCTGATCAAGGGTGGACAATTCGTCCGAAGCACGGTCCCGGCGCCACTGCTGATTTACTTGTCGGAAACGGCAAGTTTGATCAGTATGAGTGGACCGAGCGGCTCGAGAACGTGTTCCCTTTTGGGGAGTACGCTATCCCGAGTTGGAGGAGTTATTATATCCTCGACCGTGTCCGGTTTCTAACACCCGGGGAGGAGAGGCCTGTTAAGGTCATCTCCGTCCCCAAGACGCAAAAAACACCTCGGCTCATTGCGAAGGAGCCAACCTGCATGCAATATATGCAACAGGCTGTTTCGCAGCGACTCGTTGATCTCCTTGAGAGCGATACACTCGTTCGAGAGATGATCGGATTCACTGATCAGGTGCTTAACCAGCTCCTGGCAATGGAAGGTTCCCTCACGGGAGACCTTGCTACGCTAGATCTTAGCGAAGCATCCGACCGTGTTTCTTGGCAGCTCGTACGCGAGGATTTGTGGTATGAAGGAAGCCCCTTTATTGAGGCTCTTGACGCCACTCGTTCTCGTAGGGCTGACGTACCTGGTTGGGGTGTTCACACTCTAACCAAGTTCGCGTCCATGGGTTC